GGTTATTACCCTTACCGGGTTCCAGTACAGCACCGTCCACCACGTCTTGAGTCAAGACAAACAGCCTTGTATCAAATTGACGAGCGAACAGATGCACGGGATTTGATTCCGAGTCTTCTGTAAGGAAGTAATCGATCACTTCACCATCTGGGATGGTTACCGTCTCATATATTGGGATATAATAGTTTTCAACCGGGTCATAACGCACCAAGCGATTGAACGTCAACTTATCAGCACCGGGTACAAGTTTGATCCGGTACTTTTTCCGGGGCTCATCTACAATCGGCCCCAGACGACTTCGTGTGGTCATGCAGCACCCGCCAGATAGCGTCCGATATGATTGATGGAATTGATTGTTTCCTGAACAACCGTGTTCATGTCCGAAATGATTTTATTCATTTTCGGAGCCTGCAACAGCTCGGACTTTTTCAGGTAAATCACCTGTTCCGAACCGTTGCGCAGGTAGTCTTCGACAGTGAAGAATGGTTTCCTCGATTCATAGAATTCGAATCGAAACACAATCCCATGCTTCTGGTCTGCCTTTTCGTACATCCGAATTTTATGTTTCGGGAATTCAATCCACGAAACATACCCTTCATCGTCTTCCCGGAATTTGGCTACGCCGCTACATTCCAGAAGGTTTCGATTCTGGAGAATTCGAGTCACCAACAACACTGCCGAATGCGTCATACCTACTCCTAACCGTTTTTACTGACATAAAATGTGTGGGCACCAATCTTTGCGGTCTTATTGAACGCATAGACCCACTTGGGTTTTGATGCAACCTTTGATTCATTCAGGTAATGCGTAGCCCCACGGGTAGTATCTTTCAACACCCCTTCGTAGGCAGTCCACGCCACATACCCAGCCATGTATTTTGAATCGGTGTCAATCATCCGCCGATCTTTCAATTGGCACATATAACTGAATTGACACACCCACCCAGTTTTCTTGACATATTTCTTTTGATTCACAACCGCCGCGATGGAACTAGGGAACCCATCGGTATTGGTTCGATTCACGATTACATTGGCGACTGCTTTCATGCCATCCAAACCGCCCCCGCGATCCTCGAAATAGGTCGCTTCCGCTAATTTGTAGCATTCCCAGTTTTTAAAACACTTTTGAGCATACGCAAACATCCGGTCTTCGGATGGAGCTGCATCAATCGTTTTATGAACATGCGCCACAGGTTTTGATACAACCTCTTTTGCCGGTTCTGTTTTTAGAACTGGTTCACTGACAGCTATTTGCTGTCCGGTCAATTCAATTTCGTTGAGTTGCCGCGCCTGATCCGGTACATCTGCTTTGTGTAGCTGCGCGACCAACAAAACTGATAGGCAGGCCGATACCACGATCAGCCCCTGTTCAATCCGTTTGGTCATTAGTTTTACTCTTATTCGAGCGGAATCGCATACGGCTCAGATGTGATTTTGTCATAGATATGACGCATTCGATCTTCTGGGCAGCGAGCCATCAACTGGCGATAGCTCATGTACGTGAATCGCGCCCCAGTGATGGTAACCGGGGGTTCTCGCAATTCATTGATAAACGCAACAAAATACTCGTCGTTCTCAGCGGTATCATCGATACCGAATTTGAACAAAATGCTACGAATCACCAACAGGGTTTCGATAATTTCTTCACGTTTAGCACGTTGGACATCACGTTTTGACAATTCAGACACTTACAACAACCCCCGGCAAAAACGGCCCGATCATTCAGGCCGTGCGATTAATACTGGAACCTTAAATCTGTTCCAAATCTTCTATGAACAACCCAGCAGGGGTCGCATTTTTCCAGTAATTCCGTTTTGAGTCAAGGGCTTTCGCCTTGCCCATCTGGACTACAATTTCATCCTTGGTCAGCGAGTAGAATTCCATTCCTAATAGACTCGGAACAATATCCTTATCGAAGGTAGCGGTCAACTCCTTTGTGAGTGCCGCTTTAGTTTTCCCTTTAAAATCAAGCTTCTGGTCGAGGATCATACCGATAAACTTGATCTTTGCAACCGCTACCTTGAAATTATGTTCCGATTCCGCCAATTGCTTTGCGATCCTATCGGAATAGAATGGCAAACGGAAGTCGCAAAACTCCCTAACAACCTCATGCGGCCCACTGAATTTCCGCAGCTTACGATCCTGATCCAGTACCGTAAGGTTTTCTGTGAAAGACGAACGCAGCTTGAACAATTTGATCAATTCTTCGTTCGACTTTGTATCAAATCCACGCTTCAAATCCACAATGAATCTAAAGCCGTGGTCGCCGCAATCCTCGTCGTAACGCAGGATCAGCCCGTTTTCTTGCAGCTCGTCTAGAACCGCGATGTATTTCACCCGGTCGTACTTGAACGGTACTTCACTGATGATGGCGGTAGTCTTACCTTTCAGTTCGATAATACCAACCTGATCAAACCCACCTTTTGGGTTACGTTCGATCTTACCCTTGAAGCCGTAGAATGTCGGGATTACATCAATTGAATCGATGTCCTTACCCTGTACATATTTGATGCAAAGGTTTTTTACATCATTTAATGCATACGGTGGGATGTCCGTCGCATACCCAGTTGCAACCCCGGAAACACCATTGACCAAAACCATCGGGATGATTGGCAGGTAGTATTTCGGTGGGATGTGTTCCGGGTCTTCATGAGCTGGACAAAGATCGTTGTCTTTGAACAGCTTTTGAACCATCGGGTGAACCTGTGCGAACACATACCGAGGGGCTGACGGCTCTTGAACCAGTCGGTCGCCAAAGTTACCGTCGCCAAGCAGGCATGGTTGGTTGTTCGACCAATCCGCAGCCATCTTTTGAGCGGTTTCCTGTGCGGCTGCATCGCCGTGGTGATAGCCGTATTCAGCAATCGCCGCCAATGACGACACCTTGAGCCAGCGATTTGATGCATTCTTAAACGCGGAATACATAATGAATCGCTGTGATGGTTTGAACCCGTCAATCAGCGATGGGATAGCCCGCTCGCTGATTGTGTACAGGGAGAAATCGCGCCAAGGGCCAGCAGCAAATTGACTTAATGTAGTTTCGGTCATACGTCACCAATTAATTTCTTACGGGCATCACCAAATTTATTGTATGAGCCATACATTGCATCAAATAGTACAGGGTCATCAATCTGTACAGTAATCATCACTGGGTTTGCCAGAATGTCTTTGTACTCAGTTTTCCGCAGCGAACCAAGACCTTTGATGTATCGGATTTCATAGCCTTTCAAACCGCTAGATGCGGCTTCGTAATCAGCCTTGTCATAGAAATATTTCCGTTCATCTTTCTTGGTTGCCACGTAAAGAGGCGTGCGAACAATTTTGATTCTATTCTTTTGATACAGTTCCGGCCAAAGCCAAAAGAAGTTCAACAGCAAACCTTGAATCGAGAATCCATCGATATCTTGGTCAGTCATGATCGCAATCGTACCGTAATCTGGTTCGTCTGCTTTCTGACCAATTTTCAACCCAAGGATATTGATCAAATCGCCAAGCTCTTTGGTTTTCAGAATTTCAGTGGTGGTCATGTCGGTAATGTTTGGAATCTTACCGCGCAGTGGATACCCACCGTAAATCTTTGCCAGATCCTGTGTACGGGCCGAAATGAACGGGCCAATAGCAGAGTCGCCTTCTGTGATGAATAGGGTCTTCTCGCTCGCCTTACGGCTTGTAGCGGGGATGTGTTTTGCAACCTTCTTGGCTTGCAAAGCCTTTTCAGCCAGAGTCGCCGCCCGAGCATCAGCCGCCATTTGTTTGGCTAGCTGTGCCTGAATGATCGGCAGAATCAATGCATCATTTTTCATGATGCCCTGAGCCAGCTTGTCAAACTTGACATTCGCAAACAAACCAGATACTTCACCACGCGGGTTGGTGATTCGTTCCTTGGTCTGAGAATCGAATTTCATGTTCTTCATACCACGGATCACAGACACCACTTGTAGATGGCTCTTAATCTGACCGGGGGTAACTTCGAGCTTGTGTTTCTTTTTGATCAAATCCCGCAGAACATCACAGATTTGACCCAAGACGTAATCAATATGCGTACCACCTTGACTGATGTTCAAGCCGTTGACCAGTGATAGGCAACGGAATTCTTCATCCGTAGAATTCATGAACCCGAGAATGATGGAATCATCGTGGTGTAGAACGTTTTCAGGGGCGAACTTGTCTACCCACGCCTTTGCTGATCCGGTCTTGATCGATTCACCATTCAACTTGAAAGTAATCGCCGGGTAGCAAATCGCCAAATTGATCAATCGGGATTTGATCAAATCAATAAGGGTTGTATCAATTTCTGTAACACCGAACCGTGGGAAATCTGGTTCGATATACACCTCTGTGAATTTCTTGGTCGATTTCTTCACCGACACATCACGAATTGTCGCGTTGTCTTCACATGTCACCACCAGATGCATTTTGCCGTCTGAGGTTGTACCTATGAATTTGGAACTGAATATGTTAGCCAGTGCCGAACCCACACCGTTCATACCGATTGTATCCCGGTCTGTATCAGATCCGAAGTTCGATCCAGCCTTGGTTTTACACCACGCGGCTACAGGGGTATAGATTTTCTCGCCGTCTAGGTCATCGACTAGGACAACAGGGATACCCCGGCCATTGTCTTTGATCCAAAAGCTTTTGGCATCGACCTTGATATCAATCGCATTGGCAAATTCGCCATTGGTTCGAATGTGTTCATCGATTGAGTTGTCAATCAGTTCGTTGATGATCTTGAACAGACCCGGTACGAATTTCGCGCTTGTCCACTGATAATTCAGGAACAAGGATTGGGTTTCTTCAACCACCGATCCGCAGTACATTCCCGGTCGTAGCAGGATATGGGCCTTATCATCTAGAATCTTGAAGCTCATTAGTGATTCCTTTAAAATAGAAAAGGGATTCTATCACGAATCCCATTTCATCTAAACACATTACAGGTCGGTAATTTCCATTTGACCCATTGCAAGCTTGACGCAGTTCTGCATTTCGATCACAGCCTTGGCAATGTCATGGCGTGCATCATGCATACGGAAACCCGGAATGGTTTTGTATTCCCGATCATCCTTGTACAGCGTAGTCGCGGTCAGATCCATCAAAGCCCCGGAAATGAACGAACGGATATCGCGGGAGTTCCAGAAGGCACCCGGCAATTTCAACCCGACCGTACCCATTGCATCATCCAGAATCGGGATGTCGAAATCCTGACCCCGGCAGAATCGGTAGGTACGCTTTTCACTGCCTTTGTTGACACCACGCTCTGACAGATATTCCAGAATCTGTTTCGAACCTTCTTCAATGCTCACGTCTTTCGCAGATGGCATCAGTTCTTTACGAACCACATCATCCTGACGTTTCCACCAAGCCAGTGTGTCGGGATCGATCTTACGACCTTCATCCTTCTGTTGCTTCACACTGAATTTGATGTAAAGGGCATCGTTGACATATTCGTCAAACGTTTTTGTTTCGTTGAAGTCAAAAACCAGAAACGCCGCCGATACGATTACACAACCGGGCTTTGTGCCCAAGGTTTCGATATCGAAACCATACAGTTTGCTATCGTTACCGACTGTCAGCATTAAAGCGCACCAACCATATGCAGGTCGGCTTCTTTCACGAATACACCGTCGATCATTTTACCTTTACGGTCTTTGATCACGTTGTACGATGCCAGCAAAGCGTCATCAAAGGTTTCTTCGATCAGCAAGCAGCCAGCCAGTGCGCAGACCAGACCCAGACCATGACCAATACCAGCTTTCGCCAGTGGCAGGTTTTTCTTGTTGATACCGGTAGCCAGTTTACCGAAGTTGGTAACAAGGGCACGGATATAGGTCGAATACTCAGCTTCGTCCTCGAAGTACACCAATGTTGCACCCAGACCCGAGGCGTATTCGAAACATTCCTCGACTGTAAGGCCCATCTGTGCTGCCAGAATGGTCAGAACCACCGCAGTATCACCGATACCGTCTTTGATTTCGGCGTAGTTGCTTTCTTCCATGCCGGTAGTGATTTCGCTGAATTCCTCAATCAGTTTCGAGAACTGATCTTTCGGAGTCGCACCCAGAATCAGATTGCGGTCGGAACCCCATTGGCGGATCAGATCGAATACAGGTACGGTAGCGAGGGTAATAGGAGTTGTCATAAAGGTGCTTTCTTCCAAAGATTAAATTCAAGTTGAGCTTGTAGCCCGGACACAATATTTGATTCAAAATAACGCTGAATCTCACGGGCGGATATCCCATTCTTGATGCACTCATTGACATCTTTGAATTTGTAGGGCCATCCACGCCAGTTCACAAACTTTGCCTTGCGATCAATCAATTGTTGATATCGTCGCAGGACTGAAACATTTCGCGGCTCATTATCGAGCGAGAACACCCAATCATACCCTTCCGGTAGATCATTAGGGTTCGCAGTGCCCCCGAGAATCGCCGTAGTGTTGCTTAAACACATTGCATCAAATGCACCTTCCAACAGGAATACCGGCGCATTCTTTTTCGCCTTGTCCATGCCCCAGATTTTGAGGCAATCTTGAACCTTGACGGTTAGGTATTTCTTTTCATCCACATCTGGGTCGAGACTCCGACCTTGAAAGCAGATCAATTCCCGCTTCTCGTTGTAAGCGGGAATCACAATCCGAGCTTCCTCAGATTTGATTGTTTTGTATGTATCCGGCTCAAATTGGTTAGTCAGTTCTTTCCAGCTTTCACAGAAATACAACTTTTCTAGCCAATGCGTTGGTAACTTCCGGTCTTCGATATAAGCCCGTGCAAAATGATCATGTGGCAGGCTTGCAATCGTCGGTAAATCGTGAACCAATTCTGGATCACCCATATGACGTACCGGCTTGGCTTCTTGGACCGAGCTTTGACGCTTGCCGTTACCATATTCCCTGAATTTCTCAAGAGCCCATTCAGAATACAGCGCTGGGTCATGACGTTTCAGAAAGAATCCAAAACCGGACCCGCATGTATCGTCGTTGAAGCATTTGAACCACGTCTTACCATCATGGCCGATGAACCATGCGCGAGCCTTGTACTTATTCTTAGCCGAGTCGCCGCAGATAGGACATCTAAAGTTGTACCGTCCGGGTGATTTCTGCTTGAACTGATCTAATCGGAGGGAAACCCGCCCGATGTACGCTTGGTCTATATGATCCATCTTACCTACTCAAAGAATTGACCCAATCTTGGGTTAGCCAATTCAATCAAAATGTCGCCGTGGCATTTCTTCGGTTTGCACCAGCAAATCAAATCCTTACCACAGAGTTCATGAATGTCATTGATCAACCCAGATGAATACAGGTACGCACGGAACTTTTGAATTACTTCTGTGCGATTTCCATCAATTCCAATTTCATATGGATTCTCCCATTTTGAAGGGCGACCGATGTAGATCGCCCCACGCGGGAGATTAGACTGATTTTGGTTCCAGACCCGGTTGCACATGTTGTTCAACAAATTTGAGGTAATCGCGTTCGTAGCAACCGGAGCGCAATCCATCAATGGTCTGGCCTTCGACGGTGATTTCTACGATAGCACTGGAAATCTTACGAATATTGACCAGATACAGGCGATCACGATTCGGAGCCTTCACCCACCATTGTTCATGTACCGCAGGAACTTGCCTGACCGGTACTGTACCGCTGGTAGAACTTGCGGTAGTTGTACCACCAGCACCACCGGGATGTTTCTGGAAATAACGATCCAGATTGTCACGATCCATTGGGGAGTTTCGTTCACGCATCACACGTTCAACATGATCCCAATCGATAATAAAATGCTTTGGAATGTTAAATCGATTCAAATCGTTCATATGCATTATTCAGCACCAACTGGTGCCGGGGGTTCTTGAACGACTGGCTTGGTGCCGATCAGTGCCGCCAGATTGGTATGTGCGTTGGTCGCAGCATCAATTTCAGCACGGCTTGCGTCAGATGCAGCTTTCAGAGCTTCGATCTGAGCATCGTTTTCTGCAATCTTGGTGTTGTGGGTTGCTACAGCCGCTTTCAGTTCGCTAATCAGGTCAGCGATACCCGACAGGATTTGATTGACTGGTTTGGCAGCCGAGGTGCCGCCGAACAGGGAGGAAAAGGAGAAAGGCTTGCTCATAATGTAATTCCGGTTGGTTGTTGTCACAAGAGAATTGAACTATACCACTATTTCCGGCGAACCTAAACAGAATCGCCTAAAATTTGTTTTGAAAGGTTTTACACCGAACCCCATACCATCGCATGGAATTTGATGTAAAGCCTCCCAGAATCGATTTGCGGGGCTTACCAGACTACTTTCGCAGCCTCTGGGTTGTCCCCACCTTTCTTACGTCGCCCCGGCACCTTGGAATCAGTAGCTATAGAAGCCGACTGATGCTGGGTTTGAGGCTTGTTAGGTTGCTCAGCCACTTCCGCGAATCCGTTATTAGGAAGCTCAGACCAGCGTTGTAGACCCTTATCCACGGCGATAAAGAACCGGGACCATTTCGACTTGTCACCGTATCGGGATTTCACCTGCTTGAACATCTGTTGACCTTGCTGGGCCAGCTCGTCGGTTTCAACGATACCCAGAATAAAGTCAGCGGTGTGAACCAGACCAGCCGATTCAGCGGTGTCGCCCATATCAATGTCGCTCTTTTCCCACGAACCACGGGTAGTCTGTGCAGCGGACCAGATGCAGGTATTGGTTTCGATAGCCATACCACGCAATTCCTCTGCAATCGCCTTCACGTAGCCATAGGAGTTTTCACCACCGTAGCCGATCCGGGAGCTTGCGCAGATCCCTAGGTAGTCGATGATGATAACATTCGGAACAAAATTCTTCTTGGTTTTCAGCTCTTGCAGAAGGGTACGGAAATGCCCTACGTGCGCAGCACCGGTTGGGAACTGTTTAAAGAACAGCTTACCTAGAGTCTTTTCCTTGAGCTTGGCGATCTTTTGACCAAAATACTCTTTAGGAATTGCATCCAAATCATCCATACTGACATTCAGTAGGTTTGCATCAATACGCTTACCAATGGATTCTTCCGACATTTCCATCGAAATGTATAGGACGTTTAGCCCTTGGTTCAAATAGCCAGCGGCCAAATGACACAACCCCAGAGACTTACCGGCGTTGGAACCGGCTAGAATCAGGTTAAGGGTTTTGTACTCGGCACCACCTTTGGTGACCTTGTTCAAAATCTCAATGTCAAACGGAATCTTGGCTTCTTTGTTGTGATACGACTCGTAACGAGTTTCCCAGTCTTCCATGTAGTTATGGCCGACCGATGTATCAAAACACACGCCCAATGCATCACGCAGCATATCAGGGATACAGCCGATGTCTGCAAGCTTTTTGTTTCGTTTGTCCGGGGACATTTCAGCGTTAGCCTTGATTTCCAGCGCATCTTTCAGCGCATTGTACAAAGCTTGCTGCTTACAGAAATTCTCAGTTTCTTCAACCATGAAATCTGTAAGGGATAGATCCGGTCCAGCGGTCCTGAGATTGTCGATTTGAGCCGACAACGATTCATATACCCCTTCATTCAAAGAGGTATCTTTCTCAAGTAGCAGTTTCAGAACAGTAGTATCAGGGCGTTTGTTGTACTTGTCACCAAACCCCCTGATATACGAAAACATACGCTGATCAGCAAAATCCGAAAAGTATTCTTTTTTCAGATGTGGGATGACTGTACGAAAATAATCTTCGTTGTAGATCAAATTTTGGAAGATACTTTCTTCGATCATGCTACACCTTTAATTTAAATCAATTGGTCTGTTGGTTAGTTCATCGCGTTCAACTTCACGGCGAAGAATGTCTTGGAATGCCCGATTGAGCATCAATTCAATTTCTTCGTTCGTGAACTTGCGTTCTTTGTCGATACACACCCAAGTGCATCGAAGCTGGCCGGTATCATCGATACCAGCCTCCGTCACTCCGATATTCTGTCCGTTTAGATCAAACAGAATATAAGGCTCTCCAGCCTTATTCATTCTTCGAATCCGATAGGAAGTTTTCGAATTCTTCCTGATGGTTCGTGTCAATTTCAGTCGCTTTCAGCATATACGTGTCTTCGACGTAATCACGGAACGACTTGCGTTTCAGGATTTCCATCAAATAGTTATTCGTTGCTTCCAGCTCGGCACGACGGAATTTCTTACCTTCGTACAGGACTTCGCCGGTATCCTTGTTGACCATTTGATAGAATCCTTTGGTCGGACTGACAAGCGATCCTTCCTCAAGCGCCAATTCAAAGATCCCAGACAGTGGCTGTACACCACCGGCAAAACTAACGTGAATCGGGAACTTGGATTTCTCAACCACGAATCGGGATTTCTCCACGATCAACGTAAACTTGAATCCAGTCAGTTCTGTACCGTCCTTGTCCTGCGACTTGGAAATAAACAGAACCGTGTTCGAGGACAACATACCGCCCTGACCACCACCCATGATTTGTTTTGGGAACATACCGATTTCGTTGTATGTGTGGTTAATCACAATACAAGGAATGTTCTTACCTTGGAAATGCGGGGTGATAATACGGAACATCGATTTCAATGCACGGGCACGGGTCATGTCCGCAGCGCTGTTTTCGTTTTCCGCGTTCTCAACTTCTTTCTTCGAAGCCAAGTTACCAACCGAGTCCACCAAGAATACAACTTTCTCGTTACGCTGAATCTCTTTGAGCTGCGCCGCGAACTCGAAAGTCAATTGTTCGATATGGTAAATCGGGATGTGAATCACACGATTTGGATCAATACCAAACGATTTCAGGTATTCAGGGGTAATACCGAATTCGGAGTCCAACAGAATACATACCGCGTCTTTGTGCTTCCGAAGGTATGCCGCAACCAACAGCAATGCAAAGTTGGTTTTAAAGTGTTTCGATTCCGCCGCAATCGACAGAATACCGGATGGTAAACCACCCTTGACCCGCCCACTCAATGCCACGTTCAAAATTGGCACGGATGTTGGGGCAAAGTCTTTTTCATTAAACAGTGTCGATTGACCCAGAACCGCGACATCATCGCGGGTCGTGGCTTTCAACAGTCTTTGCATCAAACTCGATTTTTCGCTCATACTTACTCACATAAAGAAGTCTTCAAGACAGATGGAATCTTTGTATTTCCATCCAATTGCATCACAAATTGTTGCTAGTGGTTTGATGAACGATTTCTCATACATCAAATTCCGATCCAAATACCGAAGCATCATATCTGGGTCCATCGCTTCCGGGATTCGCGAACCTGCGAGGTAAGCCATCGTTTCGGAACCGTATTTATTCGGAGTTCTCAGGCGAACCATAGCGATTTTCTCGCCTTCCTTGATCGGATCAACCCCGTCAAGTTTTGCAGCCATTCGGTTGTGGGCTAATACCCCTTTGATGTGCCCCGGACATTTGAATCCCGGTAGCAGACCCGGCAAGCTGTACTTCTGTAGGTTGTTTGCGGAGGAAACCCCAGCAATCTCCCTGTAGTCCACCGTCTGATAGTGTTTCTCGACGGTTGTAACCAATTGAATCAAATTATCCCGCTGTTCCCCAAGGATCATATCAATTGCATCTTTCAATGCAGTACGCACGTAGGCAGGGGTACTACCACGCTGGGTTTCAATGCCCATGATCTTGGTTTCAGGTTCCTTATAGCGGTAACCTTCCATATCCCACACCCAAAGGGCATAGCGTTTCTTCGCGATAAAGAACCCGGTTGAAGAAATCGCTTCACGCTTCATGTACATGACAGATGCGTAATGGTTCATGTAGGTAGCTAGTTCGGCGTACCATTTGTTCAACAGCGGCTGTACTTTCTTTTCCGCGAATTGATCCAACATGTTTACGGTGTCGTTGATCGACCGGTTAGGGTAGAACTTTTGAACCAAATCATCAAAACACACATAGCAAGAGTCGGTATCAATCGCCACAACCCGATCTTTCTTCGGGCCACCAATCGCATTGTTCAACATATCGTTGAAGTGGTTTGCAGACCATTTGATAATAACCTGACCGGTTAAGGTCACAGCCTCGGCGTTGCGAAGGTCGTAGTACCGGAAGAACGCGTTACCCAATGCGCCATATGCAGAGTTGATCGCGATCTTAGCCGCTTTCTGCAACAGGTCGTATTTACGAACGTCATCATGGTTACCAGCCTGCTTGGCCTCTTTCATCAAATTCTTGAACACCTTCCGCTGGTTGAATACATGTTCAACTACGGTTGGAATCACACCCCGGATATCTTTCCGGTAGCGAGTGCCGTTAGCACCGACCGAATACTGCTCGTTGTCCATCTTGACTTTGCCATTGACAAAATCATCGACGTTCGCGGTGTAATATTGATCAATGATGGTTTCGGGACTGATATTTAGTTGACGAATAATCCCCGGATACAGAGATTCCAAGTCGAACGACATGATCCATTTCCAGAACCCTACCAGCGGATCTTTTACAAACGCCCCCTCGAATTTCGATGGGGTATTACGGCGTTTCATCGGAACGACTTTCTTCAACTTCCGAAGGTGGTTGAAAATGATCGAATCCCATTGTTTGATAGGCGAGAACCCATCCTCAAATGTCATGCCCGCGTCATACGTCATGTACATCATGAGGTCAATCAGCAACAGTTTCTCGTTGATCCGTTTAACCAGATCCACGTCCACGATGTTGTAATCCAGATACCGTTGTGGATCGTTGATCGCTAATTCGACCAAAGAACCCTCAAAGTCCAGTTTGGTTTCACCTAATTCGATGGTTGCAATGTTACCCAACCGGAAACTAGAACGCGGCTCAAGAACAAACTTCTTGTACAGTTCAATGTAATCAAGCTGGGCAATGCCTAGCAATTTGATGATTTGACGCTGGCCGTTCTGGTTGTCCTGCATGGTCTTGATTTCTGTACGACCATACGGGCTCAGGGAATCCGCTACAGACTCACCCAGAACCATTGTGATACGGCGGTGCAGATATGGAATATCGAAGCTGTTGGAATACCAACCGGTGACGATATCCGGGAAATTCTCGCGCCAGTCTTGTACAAACTCTTGGAGCATTTCCTTTTCGTTGACAAACTTGTGGAACCGGACTTTCGCCAGCAACTCAGGTTTCAACGTTGATTTGGTCTTTGACCATGTACGATACGAATACACGTCGTATCGATCATCAATGTTGTCATACATCGTGATTGCATCAACAGGCCATTTACAGATTTCCGGGTCAGGAAAGCCGTCAGCCTTGGCGGTTGATGGGTCATTCGGATCGGTATAAGTTGCGGCATGAACTTCGATGTCGAGGTTCTTAATACGGACTATCTTGGTATCCGGCTTTTGATCGCCAAACACGTCGGAAATAAATGCGAGGGTAAAGTTGTCCATCCCATTGACAACACCGTTCGACACAGCTTGAGTATCACGGATGTAAGCCGAGGCTTCATACATGTTGTCAAAATGCATAGGCAACTGGTTTACACCGTAGATATCGGTATAGCCGGTTGGTTTGTTGGTGGGTACAAACAGGGTTGGAGAATAGTTGTACTTCTCACGGAACGGGATA